GAAACTCCATCACTTGCTCCTCCGCCTCCGCCTCCGTAAGTAACCGAAGCACCTGTTATAGAATTAGCAGTACCATTACCACCTGAACCTCCGTTATCAGCAGAATTATTACCTCCGACAGCACCTGCACCGCCTCCACCGCCCCCGGCTGAGTTACTTCCGCCACTAGTACCACCAGCATTTCCCTGTCCTACAGTACCTGAACCACCAATTCTCCCAGTAGCATTATAACCACCACCACCACCTCCTGAACCTCCATTATTTCCAGGGGTAGCACTATTGTAAAATCCTCCTCCACCGCCTCCAGTAGCTGTCGCTAATGTAACAAGTGCAGTATCACCTCCATTAATCCCTCGATTACCACTTGCACTAGCTGCTCCACCTGCTCCACCACCACCTACAATTGTAGTATAAGCTTGAGCTGTTACTGCAACACTAGTAGAGTAAACAACTCCGCCAGCTCCACCACCGCCTCCAATACGTTGACCTCCACCACCGCCTCCAGCTACTGCTAAAACATCAACTGTGTTATTTGCAGGGGTATTAGATAGACTAGATATAGTAAACGAACTAGTAGCTACAGTAGTAAATGTATGAATCTTATAATCACCATCAGTAGTAATCGTACCACCTGTAGCTATAATAAAAGTAGGAACAAGGGGTGCCTCTGTACTATAAACAAGGTTACTCCCAAGATAAATTTTCTTCCTGGGAGTGGTACCTATTTTAAAAAAAGGTAAAGAGTTATTTTTTTGTTTTATAGCCATACTTAGAATGTAAAATTATATCTTTCCTGAACGTAGGTTTGTAGTTTAGCCCAGTCGTTAGCATCATAGGCTAAGTTAACTCCCGTTTCTAAGATAGTACCGTAGTAAGGAGCGGTTAGATTATTACTGTTACCTAATATATAGATAAAAAGTCTAGGTGTAATTTTAAAAATACCTTGAGTAGTATTCCATAAGTTAGTGCCTGAACCTATGTTATTTAAAAAATAACCGCCATCAGAGTAACTAGATAAACTTGCTCCTTGTATATATAGTCCGGATAATGATTTAGGGTAACTAGATATAGGTTGTAAGTTAGCATAAGCAGCAGGGCCGTTCTGTTCGGGAGCTTGAATAACAAATGCATTATTATTTGAAGTATAGTTAGTACCTACATATCCAAAAAATCCACCTCCAGTTTCAAACTCTCCAGCAGCACCGCCTATAAATTGATATCCTCCGTTAGCATTAGAAGTTTGAGTAGTTACAAACCAGTTAAAACTAGCATTATTAGTATTAAATGCATAATTAGTTGCACTAGTTCTTAGATTTTCTGTTGTTGATACTGTACCAAATTCAATACCTGGTTTATTATTCATACCAGATACTGAAGATACATACTTAGGGGAAGTACCTCCTGACTTAACTGTTAAAGTAGATGCAGCATTACCTACAACCTGACTTCCAGTTATAGGAGTCCATGAAGTAACGTTATTACTACCATCATAAGATACACCCTCATCTGCTCTATACCAAGCTACTAACCCGCTCATTAAAGCAGGACTCCAAGGTGTTATCCCTGGAGCTACTTCTGTGTTGCCTAGAAATCTCTTCCCGAGTAGGGTTGAGCCTAGATACATTTTACCTGTTTCGATGCTGTTATAATAGACTGCCATGTTATACTAAGTTCTTTACGTTACTCAAGAATAAGCTACTATTATCAAATGCAATAAATGTTACGATATCTACTGGAGCTGCTCCAGCAGTAGGAACATAAGCACTACCCGATACCTGTTTAACAGATGAAGGAAAGCTTACTGTACCGTTACCTGGATTAGGTTGAGTGATTCGTAAGTTAACAGTTTGACCAGAATTTATATTAGTTGGATTAATATTGGTATTAGATCCAGACACAAGAGTTAAAGTAAAGAAGTTAGCTACATCACAGTCTAAAGAGGCTGTCTGAGAAGAGATTGTAAGAGCACTTACGTTACCCTGAACTGCTCCTTCAATATATGCACCTGAACCAGTATTATCTGTAATAACATATAAGGTAGCTGCTGCATTAGCTGATCCTGATACTCCATTGTATTCTGCCTGAGTACAAGTTACTATTTGAGATACCTTAGTAGATGCAGTGAATGTATCAGTTGTATTTTGAATAACGTTACTAGCTCCTACAGATCCTGATACGTTTAATGAACCTGAAATGGTAACTGTATCATTAACCGCTACCGGTCCGTCAAATCCAACTGAACCAGTAAACTCATGAGCTACTTCATTATAGACAAATAAGTTATCTGTCATTGAGATAGCAGGAGAAGTACCGTTAAAACCTCTACCTGCTAAGATAAAGTCTTCATCAGCCCCATCTACTCTACCAGCTATAATTGTATTACTGCTTAGTTTAGCAAACGGCTTGGTATCTACTAACCAATAATCAGCAGAAGCTGAGTTATTAATTGTTACTGCTACGCTAGTAGTAGCACCTGCTGTAGTTACTGCTTGTAAGTTAGGAGTAGGACTAGAAGAAGCAAAAGATGCTGTTGTAGCAAAGCTTGCACTAGTAGCGTTAACTACATTGTTTACAATGTTTGTAAAGGTTGTCCCATCGCCTTTTGTATAAGTGATAGTAGCATTACTGACTGAGGCAGTTACTAAGAATGAACCTGTATTAAGAGGTGTTACATTTAAAGCAAAAGAAGCAGTAACAGCATTTTGTGCCTGTGAAGCACTTACAGCATATGAAGCACTTGTAGCAGTTAATGCGAATGAGGCAGTAGTAGCAAAAGAACTAGAGACTGCATTTAAGATAAATGAAGCAGTAGTTGCAGTACCAGTTACGTTACCTACTAAGTTTCCTAAGAATCCAACAGAAGCTGAAATCTGAGTACCTGATATAGGAGTAGTAAATACTACATTAGTACCGTTATCAGTAATAGTAGAATCATTTAAGTGATGCCCGCCATTACCTTTTGCTAATTTATTATTAGTTAAATAAGACGGTGAACCTATAGTACCATACTCAGGACCGAACATTGCAACACCAAAGTTAGTATTATCAGAACCTGAATACTCATAAAACCAGTCATTAGTTTGAGAATCAAAGATAAATGAACCCGTGTAATTTGTAGGAGTATTTGACCCACTATCTTCTACCTTAATTCCAGCATATCTTGTAGCGGCAGAAGTATTTAATAAAACAAAGGCGTTTCCAATATTAACTACTGAACCTGTAATAGTGGTTAAGAAACCAATACTTGCAGATTGAAATACTGCTGTAGAAGCAGATATACTTGCAACGTTTAAGTTAACGTTACTAGGAATAAATGAAGCAGTAGCGGCAGTAGTTGCAAAACTTGCAGAGGTAGCAGTAGCTGCAGTACTTGCAAATGAAGAGGTTACCGCATAACTAGCTGAAGTAGCATTTGCTACGTTATTAACTGTTAATGGAAAAGTAGTAGCATTACCCTTTGTAAAGGTAATAGTAGCACTAGATATTGAAGCAGTTGTGACTGCGTTAGGAGTATTGGATGCTGTCTCAGCTGTAGTTACAAAAGAAGCTGTTTGAGCTAAAGAAGCACTTACTGCGTTAAGAACATATGAAGCGGTTTGAGCTGTAACTACATAGGAAGCTGTACTAGCAAAGGATGCTGATACTGCATTTAAGACGTAAGATGCTGAAGTAGCATTAGTTACATTATTTACTACGTTTGTATAGGTTGTCCCATCGCCTTTAGTAAAAGTAATAGTAGCGTTTGAGATACTAGAAGTTACTAAGAAAGAACCTGAACTATAAGGTATCGAATCTGAAATTATATAGAAAGTATTAGCATCAGGTGTAATACCGTTATACTGAGCTTGAGTTAGAGTAACAATCTGTCTTACGGGCTGAGAACCTGTAAACGTGTCAGTGTTATTACCTACTAAGTTACCTCCGATACTACCAGACACACTAAGAGAACCTGAGATACCAACAGATCCTGTTACACCTAATGAACCAGTAATTAAAGCTGATCCGGTATAAGGAAATGCTGCTGCTGCTGATCCAGTATTAACTGTTAGATTAAAAGTAGTACCGTTGCCTTTTGTAAAGGTTAAGGTAGCGCTAGATATTGAAGCAGTTACAATTGCATTAGGAGTACTAGATGCTGTTTGAGCAGTAGTTATAAAAGAGGCTGTTTGAGCTAATACAACAAAGGAAGCAGTCGAAGCAAAAGATGCACTTACTGCATTTAGTACATACGAAGCAGTTTGAGCAGTAGTTACGAAAGAAGCTGTTTGTGCTAATGTAACAAACGAAGCAGTACTAGCAAAAGATGCTGAAGTAGCATTAGTTACGTTGTTTACTATGTTTGTATAGGTTGTAGCGTCTCCTTTTGTAAAAGTAATAGTGGCATTAGAGACACTAGAAGTAACTAGGAGAGAGCCTGTATTCACCGCAGCGGCAGATCCTGTAGCAACTAATAAGCTGAAAGTAGATCCATCTCCCTTAGTAAATGTTAAAGTATTAGAACTAACTGAACCGGTTACCATTAAAGAACCAGTGTTAGCTGAGGCGGCTGACCCTGTAGCAATAGTAACTGGGAAAGTAGTACCGTCACCCTTTGTAAAGGTAAGTACGTTTTGAGCTGCTGAAGCTGTTAATAATAATGAACCTGTATTTATAGCACTACCTGCATTTAAGGCATACGAAGCAGTTGTAGCAAAGAGAGCGTAACTCGCCGACGTTGCGTTGGTTGCTAACGAAGCAGTAATTGCTAAGCTACCACTAATAGTATTTCCTAGTCCGTCTTGTAGTTCACTACCGCTTTTCTGAAGTAGGAATTGATATGACTGAGAAATAAAGAGACTTGATAAATTTCTTCCCATGTTATGTATTTGTTATGTCTGAACCGAATGGATATTGAGGATATCTAGAATCAGAAACTCTAAGACCTGCCTTAACAGCCTGGTCCAAGTGAGCTCCTCTTGCATTATATCTAAAGTATATAGGTGAACGATACTGATAGCCGTAATCCGGCGATTGCTGGTATAGTTTATTGTTGTTGTTTAATTCAGGGAAAGTACCTTGGTTTTCGATAAGATAGTTAACTAGCTTCTCAGCATAGAACTGCATCTTGTTGTTTACTGAAGTACGTTTTGCATTATAGACGTTAAAATCTACGTTAGTACTATTATCACCACCGGTCGGTATTAACAAACCGTTATTCCTAGGACGCATAAAGATACTCTCTAAAGCTTCATAGTATGCTGCATATAGTAAGAACTGCTGAATATAATCATCTACTAAAGTCTTATAGCTACCAGTCAAAGTATTCCCATCAATCTTATTCATGATAGAATCATAGAGCTGGGTGCCGGTAAGTCTCTGAAGAGTAATATCCTGAGCCTCTCTAACGGCATTTTTTAGTAATGCTGAGTCAACGTTGGTATTCATATCAACGAATTCTCTTAGCTGAGCTTCTGATATAATGAGAGTATCGGTCATAGTTTTAGTTTAATTTGTAATTATTGAGCTACTACAGAACCGTTGGGGTTGCCAACCGTAATAGCTTGTATAATAGCAGCTGTTCCACTACCGCTGTAAGCAGTAAAGGTTTCACCAGCACCTAACGTAAAGCTAGCTTCACCAATAGATGCATTACTACCGGATACGACAACACAAGCTTCTGAAAGAGCTGTAATAGTAGTCCAAGGTCCACCCGTAGTTACTTTACCAGAACCAGTAGGAGTAACTAAAGTAGCTCCGGAAAAATTAGTAGTAGTACTACCGGATTTAATAAAGTTAGCTGCTTGAATTACGTTAGGGTAAGCATAACCACCTACACCACCTGCAGAGAAGATAACCGTTGAAGCCGCAGCAACTGCAGTAACACCCTGTAGAGTTGGGTAAGTAGTAGCACTGTTTTGAACTGATGCAGTTGCATTAAATACAGCAGAAGCTGATTGAGCAAATACGGCAGCAGTTGGAGTGAATGGAAAATCATTAATGTAAATATTGCTTGAATCGTTAACCTTATCAGTTGATCCTGAAAAGAAAACTACGTTTACTCCATTTACAGAGAATTGAGAACTACCTTGTCTCAACGATGCAGTGGTTGAAGAACCAAAGTAAGAAGCTGAATAGCTACTTGAGAGATAAGTAGATGAAAGAGTAGCAGAAGCTGATGTGGCCAATGTTCCCACGTTTACGGGGATGTTACCACTTATTACTGTTATTGCCATGATCGTGTATGTTTGTTATTTAGTTTATTGATTAGTTAATGTTGGTTCTAAGGCAGGATCATTCATACGATCTGCTACTTCTATTTCTGACTCTAAAGCACTATCTTCTCCTACTTCTGCTTCTGTTCCGGTTACAACATCTACTTCTTCAGTACCATCTGAGTAAAGTTTAGTTTGCTGAATACCTAAGCTAAAATCTGTAATACCTTCTTTAAGTTCGAGTATTTTATGGAAAGCATCTAGGATATCCTGCTGGAAAGGCTTAATTACTGTGTTAGTAAATAATAAATAAGCATCAATAGTTTCATCTCTACCTCCTAATTGACCTTCAGTCTTAATACCTAACATCATAGGAGAGGTAATTCTGTGGGCAGTTAAGATCTTCTGAGTTACTAAGTCGTTAATCTGAGTATAGTACTCATCAGCACCATTCTGAGGAATAGGAGTGATTATAGGAGCATTAGCGGGACTATCTACGTCCATATATACTAAAGTACCTGCATTATTAGTACCCTGATATTGTAAACGTAGCATATGTTCGATAGCCTCTCTTTCATCTTCGTTAGCATTAGTAAAAGTAGTAATAGCTAAAGAAGGAGCAAGGCCGTTTCTAATATTATTAATATGGAAGTTATCTACTTCGGCATCTAATTCGATTACCTTGTAGGCACCAATATAATCAGGCAGAGCGTAATATTTCTGACCGGGACGATATGGACTGTGGACGAATAATTGTTTTGGTTCAACGTCTTTTGTAAAAGGGTTAAATACAGGAAGGAAAGGAATATCAGCTAAGTTAGTCTGAATGTTCCAGTTATATCTTTCTCCCCATTCATCCCAGATATAGTA